GCGGTCAGGTCGTCGGTGGTGGGCTTGTCGTCGCCATCGAGCGCGGCGAGGATCTTGAGCGGATCGGGCTTTGCCATGTCTGTTCCTTTCGACAGGGCACGGAATGGTCACGTGGCCTGCCTGACAGACAGTCGCCTAACCCGCATAGTAGCGCTACGCGGTCGGCAGTCCGGGTTAGGGACTCGCCAGCCGGTATGTGACAGCGTCGAGCCACACGAGCGCGAACGCATCCGCTGGGATCTCCGGGAAGATCAGGAAGATGCCACCGCCGTCGGACGCCGGCAGCACGTTGACCCCCATGACGATCGTGCTGGGCGATGCGCTCTCGATGTTCGCGACGACAGGATGCGTCTCGTTCTTCGCGGGCCAGTATTCCTCTGGCGGGGTGAAGATCCCCCGTTCCCCACCGGGATCCGTGTTGATGCGCACGCCTCCGCCGAGAGTGACGGTGCCGTCACCGTTCGGCACGAGCACGCTGGGATACGCCTCCAGCGGCAGCGCCGGCGCGATGGGTGTGAGCGCTACCGGTGCGCCTGGCGTGGGCGGCGCGGACGCGGCACGGTCGACGTACGCGCGCATGCGATCGAGCCAGATTCCCGGAAACCCGGGTGCTCTGGCGGGCCATCCTGGAGTTGCGGCCATGTTCACCACTTCCATGATTCGGTCTGGATCACGACGATAGCGCCTCGACATGACGACAGAACGCGAGCTGGTCGCGCTGGTAGGTGATCTTCGCCGCCCGCTTGCGCACGTCGGCGCTCGCGGCCTTCCACGCCTTCGTGTCGGTCATGAGCTGGTTGACCGTGCGCGTCCACCGCGGGATGTCCGTGCGGGGCACGTAGATGCCGTGGCCGCCCATGGCCTCCCTGATCCCCGGGTCGTTCGACGCGATCAGCGGGATACCGGACACGGCCCCCTCGACGCCGACGCGGCCGTATGACTCGGAGCGCGACGGGAACACCTGCACCCGGCACTGCGCGTAGAACTCGCGCGGGTCCATGAACTCCGCCAGCTCGACGTTCGGCAGCCCCTTGAACAGGCTGACGCCGTTGCCGCGCCCGTCCTTCACCACCAGAAAGCGGTGCTGCGGCAGCGAGCGCGCGACGGACGCGACGACGGCGCCACCCTTCCACGGTGACGACAGCGACAGCCCGACCATTCGTCCGGGCTTCGTGCGGTACCGGTCCGGGTCGATGGGCGGGGGCACGACGATCTTCCGGTACCGGCCGCTCTTGTCGACCGCGGCGCACGCGTTCGACGGGTACCAGACCATGTCCGCCAGGCGCAGGCCCGGGTCGTTGGTCTGGTATGAGTGCTGAAACATCAGGCGCTTCGCTCGCGCCCGGTTGATCAGCCCCAGCGTGCCGGACGGTAGCCCGGAGTTGTACAGGATGACGTCGTATCGCGTGTCAGAGCGGTACTGCCCCAGCGGCTGCACGGTCAGGGGCGCGTCGATGGGCTGCACGAACCGCGGCGACGGCACGAACACGTCGACGGTGTGACCACGGCGCGCGAGCGGCGCCACCAGCTCGACGACGGTGGTGGCGCGCCCACGCCCGTACGCGAACCCCTGCACGAATACGGCAACCCTCACGAAGCGGTCTCCAGTACCGGCCACGCGGGGTGCACGACCATGTGCGCAGAGACCAGCGTGTTTCGGCCGTTGGTCTCGAACGTCGGGATCTGCTCGATGCTCACCGGCGCCCCTGCGGCCTGTGAGAGGAACCCGGGGTCGATGGTCGGGACGATACTGCCGGCCACCGCGAGGCGCCCGCTGCCGTCCTCCCACGCGCGCACCCGCGCGACGACGGTGGATGTGTCCTCATGGATCCGGCGCACGTCCGACGCCGTCATGCCGGCGTACAGATCGGCGTGCTTCCCGCCGGCCGTCAGGACACCCGTGCGGATGACCTCGCCGTTGTCCAGCGTCGTCGTCCACGAGTGGAAGTTGGACAGCTTGGGGTCCGGGTCGGGCTGGTACCGCTGGCACCGGGTCATGTCGCCGTTGCGGAAGCACCCCTGCCCAGCGATGTGCCCCGTGATGCGCCCGTCGGGGTGGAACGTCAGCGGCTGCATGTCCTTGCCGCGTGACTGCCACTTCTGGAAGTGATCCGCGGGGAACACCACGGCCTGCGCGACCGTGGTGGCCGCCGCGGCGATGGGCTTGTCTGTCACCACGACGCCGTCGGGCGCCGTCAGCGTCGTCGGGCACGTGGTGCAGTCGTCACCGCCACGCAGGCGCTCGCTGAACCGCTGCGCGAGCTTCAGCGCCCCGTACCGCTTCAGGGGGTCCATCAGTCGTCCTCTCCGTCACCGAACGGGCACGCCGGCCACGTCTCGTCTTCGTCTCGGATCTCGTCGTACAGGCTGCAAATCCGCGCCTCGATCCGGGGTACCTCGTCGGCCGGGATGTTCGCGGCGCGCACCCCGCGACCGCCTGCGGTGGCCGCGACGCCGCGCGGCACGATACGCAGCTCGCCATCGATGACGTCCGCGAACCCCAGGGAGTAGGCGCCCATCGTCGTCGGGTCGGCGTCGGCGTCGCGGTACAGGAACGCGCGCGCCACGCCTTCCGTGTCCACGCTGTCACCGTCGGTGTAGAACTCGAACACGCGCCGGCGCGCGCCGGCGCCGTCCCACTCCAGGTCCCGCGCGGCGATCGGCAGGTCATCCGACCCGACCACCGCGGCGGCTAGTGCCTTGTCGACGAAGCCCTGCCGCAGCTTCGCCAGCTTGAAGTTCTTCAGTGCGTCGTTCACGCCCGTCACCCTCCCAGGGTCGGTTGAAGCTGAGACCATCCCGTGTCGACGCGCACCAGCTCCGCCGGCGCCGCGACACACTCACACCCCGCATGATCCCCGGGAAAGGCCAGATATCCGCCAGCGAACACGGGTATCTGGTCGACCAGAGCGTCTTTCAGGGACAGGTGCACGGGGTGAGGGTGCAGCCCCTGGTAGAGGTGAAGCCACCGGTACAGGGTGCCGCCACCTGGTGATTCGACCGGCGCGAGCTGGTGGTCACGCCGCAGAACTGCCATCGTCGACGCCGCCAGCGCTATCCCGCTGACGGCCCCCCCAAAATCCGACGCTTCACCTCCGCCGGCTATGGTCGCGATCTGCCGGGCCGACATGCTCGCTTCCGCGGTGCCGGTGCCACCGCCGCGGATGGCCGCGACCACCGACCCCACGGCGGCCAGGAACGCTTCGCCGGCGCCGATCACCCGTGGATCCTCCGCCGTCGACGTCGGGATGTCGATGCCCATGGCGCGGATCCTGCCCTGCGCGCGGGTGATGATCCGCAGCACGCGCACCAGGGCTTCCTGCGCGGTCTGCGTCAGCGTCGCTTCGGCGTTCGGGATCTCTCCCTGGTAGGTGCGTGCGATCTCGATGTTCGACACGTCGCGGGGCAGCGCCATGCCGGGCCGTCCCTGCGACAGTGACCGGATGCGGGCGCCCAGCTTTTCGAGGACGCGGTCAGCGATGTCCTGCACGAGATCCTGGAACGACGCGTATGCCTGTTCGTCGATCTCCGCGAGGCGCCGGCCGTCGATCTCCACCCCCTGCGACCCGACCGCCGCGGCGGTCGGCTGCGTCGACTGCGTGATCTGCCGCTGCTCCGACACCTCGATGACGGGTTCGTCGACCGCCACCTGTTCCTGCGCGGCGCCGGCCTCGATCTGCTGCCGCCCGGGGCCGGCCTCCGTGTCCGGCGCTCCGAGCTGTTCGCGCGCCCACTCGTCGGAGATCAGGCCCGCTTCCCACGCCGCGAGCACGTCAGCTATGGCCGGCCGGCGCTTCAGCAGCGGTGCCGGGTCCGGGGTGATCTCGATGGCGTCGACGTCGGCGCCGGTGAGCATGGCGATAGCGGCAGCCATGGCCTGCCCGACGGGCGCCGCAAGGGGCTCGACGTGCCCCAACCAGTTGTCTTCCTGGGAGGCCCACGCGGTCCAGTGGGTGGAGTCTTCCAGCCCCAGCAGCAGCGACGGCGTGATGTCGAGGCCGACGGCGAGCTGACGAATCAGCCGGTCGACGCGCTCGTGCAGGCGCTCGTCGATGGGGCCGGTAAAGTCGAGCGTCTTCCAGCCGTCGATGTACTGCTGCGGCCACGCGATCAGGTTCGGCACTGCGACCGACGATGACTTTTCGTCGGACAGCGGGTCGGTCATGACCTTCGCTATCTTCCGCTCGAACGCTGCCGGGTCGGGGCCGGCGCCTTCCTTCGGGTAGATCACCGTCAAGAGCTGCGCGGTGCGGTTCCTGGCGGTCGCGCGGGCCTGCGCCCGGGTCAGGATGAGTTCGGTGGCGATGTCGCGCACGGCCATCACCGGGGAGTCAGCCCGATCACCTAGGGCAGGATCCTCGATGATCGTCTGCACCACGGCGTTCGCGCTCTCCGCGATCTTCTTCTGATCGTGGGGAAGCGGCGAGCGGATGACCTTCCACCGTGGGTTGCCGGCCTGCGTGGTGGGGTAGCGGATCAGGTAGAACTGCCCTGCGACCTGAAGGTGGATCGCCGCGTACGTCGTGATCCCTCGCAGGTCGTTGCCGAACGCCTGCCGCATGACCTCTCCGGAGTCGTCGACCTCCTGACCCTCGATGCTGATACGCCAGTCGAGCCGGCCGACCAGACGGGCCTGTTGGTTGACGGCGTAGTGAACCTCCGGCACGCACCGGTAGATGTGCCACAGGTCCGTGTCGACCAGGCTTGTCACCGCGTGGTTCGGTATGCGGTCGAACGACCGGACCGTTGCCGCCGTGATCGGTTCGTCAGCGTTTCGGAACAGGCCCATGCGCGTACCCTAGGCGCCCGTTGCGGCTGCGTCGCCGATCCCGACGAGCTTGACCCGGGTGTGGAGTCCCCACGAGTTCCCGCAGCCACAGCCCGACCAGGAGAACGGCCCCCACGAACCACGCTTCGCGGCGGTCTGGATTGGCTCGCCGGCCGGCCGCGCGTACCTGGTGACGGTGGTGATGTCCTTTCCCTTGTTCCGGGACGACGCGACGTAGATGAACTCGTCGGTGATGATCATGCGCGCGAACCGGTCGTAGGTGCCCCGTGGTCCGATGCTGCTGCGGACGTCGACGGGGTACAGGTCCGCGGGGGTGCGCAGCGTGGCGGGTTCAGGCCGTAGGGCCTTGCGGCGTTCGACGTCGCGAGAGGGTGCGGGTCGGCGGGTTCCGATGGGCTTTGATCGCATGTCGCGATCGTATGACCATCGGTATGCATAGTTATGGATCCCGGGCATAGCGCGACCCCCGCAACCGTGTCTGGTGTCCGGTTGCGGGGGTCTGACCCGTGAAGGAACTTGCGCTACGCGATCTGCACGATAGCCGGGATCACCCGCGGCCGTGCGCCGCGAGGACGTCGGCGTGTCGCGCACCGCGCGCCGACTTGTCCCCGATGCGCTGTGTCGAGACCTTGACGCCGGCGTCGGTCAGGCGCCGCGAGACATGCGCCGTGTCCGTGCCTTCCGGGTACTCGTCGGGGTAGCGCTCGACGAGCTGCTGCGCGAGCACCACCGACCACGCGTTCACGGCAGGCTTGCCGTCGACGACGGGCCACACCGCGAGCACGTCGCCCAGGAACGACCGGTTGCCGCCGTCGTGCTCGTCCGGCGCGACGACGCCGGCCGCCATCCCGGTCAGCGTGCCGGCCGTACGCCGCAGGGCAGCGGCCTCCGTGACGATGCGCTCGACCTCCGGAAGGTCGACCTTCGCCATCATGGCGCGCACCATGCGCCCACCAGCGGTGCCGACGTACGCGACACCGGGAGTCTCGATGTCGACGGCCCGGTACCCGCGGCCGTGCGCGTCCGACCCGAGAATCAGGTTGGCGTCGGTGATGTTCGTGACGCCGTGCCCGATGCGGTGCCCGAGCTGGTCGAGGATGCTCGACGGGATCGCGCCTTCCTTCGTGCCCTGCGTGACCAGGCGCACGATGATGCCGACGGCGCGTGCCGTGCGCACGACGTCGTCGAGCCGTTCCGCGATCGTGTCGCCGGCCGCCGTGGTGAACGCGCGCTGCGCCTCGTCGACGACGAGCACGATGGGGGGCATGTCGTAGTCGCGGGCCACCTGCGGCGTCAGCTTCCCCTCAGGGGTCACGGACGCCGGCAGCGATTCGAGGATGGCGCCACGGCGCGAGATCTCCGCCTGAAGCAACGCCAGGTCATCCGCGAGCGCCGCCAGGTCTGCACGGCTCGTGCCCGACCGGAGCGTGTGTGCGACGGGCGCGAACCCGCGGTAGTCGCCACCGCCCTTCAGGTTGTGGATCAGCAGCACCGCGGTGGGGTCGCACGCGGCGGCCATGAGCAGCAGCCGCGTGGTGTAGCTCTTGCCCATGCCGGTGCCGCCACCGATCAGGCCGTGCACCTCGTGCAGCGGCGCGTAGACCGTGTTGCCCTGCGCGTCGACGCCCATGGGCACCGGCTCGAAGAACGACCGGGCCGCGACCTTCGCCCACGGCCACCGGGGGGGCTTGCGCTCCGACAGCAGCGAGTGGGCAACGAACAGCTCGAACCGCAGCGGGGAGACCTCCGGGCGCGCCTCGATGACGACGCATTCGGCGGGGCGCCCCAGCGCGCCGGCCAGCTCTTCGTGCTTCTTCACCAGGCGTGAGACGGGCACACCCGGGGGCAGGTCAATCACCATGCGCTCGCCGCCCTTGATCGGGGTGGCGGACACGATGACGGGTCCCTGCGTGCCGCCGTTGGGCAGCGTGATGGGACCGAACCCCGCGATTGCGAGCGCTTCGCTGACGAACGGGCGCGACAGCGGGGGCCGCTTGCCCTTCGCGGTGACGTGCCGGGCTGCGGCCTGCGCCTGCGGGGTGCGCGTCAGGGTGCGCTGCCCGACGACGTGCATGGTGACGTAGGTGGCGCCCAGGGTGATCGCCGGCACGAGCCCCCAGGTGCCCAGCTCGACCCATCCCCACGTGGCGAACGCCGGCACGCTCGCGAGAACGCCGCGCGCGAGCGTGGCGCCGGCGTGCGCGCGGCGGATCTCCGACCGTGCACTGATGGTCGGTGCGGCCTTGATCTCGGCGGCGCGCATGACGGCGTCGTCTGCGGCCACCACCCACCGCACGCAGCGGCGCAGGGTCTCGCCGGTGCCACGCAGCGCGTACCACGGGGAGCGGACGACGTGGCCGCCAGCACGCGCCAGGGGGGCGCCGACGCGTGAGCGGACCCATGGGCCGACGTCGCGGCGCTCGCGGGTGACGGTGGCCTCGACCATGGCGCCGTCGTCGACGTCGTCGTGCTCGTCGTCGGGGCATGCCTCGTCGGCGCGCGGGGGAGTGTTGGGCGACAGCTCGTCCCAGGGGATGGTGACGTCGTTGCCCTCGTCGTCGACGAGCCGCACGTACTGCCGGCCGTCGTCGCCGCGCACCAGGGGCGCGTTCCAGATCATGCCGTCGGCGCGGGTGATGAGCACGGTTTCAGGGTCGGTGAACTCGTCCGGGTCGGGCAGGTCTACGGGCTCGTTGCTGGTCATATCCGCCTCTCATGGGAGGCAGGCGGTAGGTTTGTTCCGCCTGCACGTGTCGCGTGGGGGTGGTCAAGGCTGCGTCTCCCGTGTCGGCATGCGGGAGACGCAGCCTTACTTCGTCTCGTGGGTGATGCGCCGTACCTGCGCCGGTGAGAGACCGGTCCAGCGGGAGATAGCCCGGTCGGGCACC